GCTTGCGGCCAAGCCCAGCCGAATAGATCCCCATCGGTGCGCCACGCCAATGCAGGCGCATCTTTTCGGCGTTCTGCTCGATCAATTCACGCACATGGGTCAGCATCAAGATTCGCGTATCAGGCCAGTTCTGGATCGCATCTTTGCAGAGCGCAGCCACGATATGGCTTTTGCCAGATCCTGTCGGCAGCACCAGGCAGGGATTGCCTTTGTTGCCATTGGCGAACCACGCATAAAGCTGGTCGATCGCACGCTGTTGGTAATCTCTGAGCATCGTTTCCCTCTAATAAATTGCCCTGTTGCAGCGCATTCACAGCCACATGATGTCTACCGCTTCCAGCCAGCCGTTTGTTCCTTCCGGTGCGCTGCCTTCGATCCCGCCAGGGCTGTCGGGACGGATACAGTAGGCTGGGCGGTAACTCGTTAACCAATCACCTCCGCATCTGGGAATTTGGCCTTTGCCAACTCTACCACCGGATCTCCGCAAGCCTCTGGGTTGGTGACGATCTCGCGGCTCTTGTAACCGTTGGCTCCATTCTCAATCACGCGATCGCCAATCTTCCACATGACGCTCAGACCATCCTCGCTGGCGATCATCGGCCAAGGCACAAGATCAGGGTGCAGAATATGATCGTCGCAGCCTTCATGCTGGAACTCGACTGGAATGCCATCGGCTTGGTGCCTTTCGCAGCGCCAGGTGGAATCAGCTTTGGCCGTGCTATGCGCGCAGGTGCGGCAGTTCGCGTATTTGGTCGGCTCGGCCTTGTGGCAGAAGCTATGCGCTGGGCAAAAGCGACATTGATACCATGTTGGATCGGCGCTCAATGGCTCAGGAATGCGGTCCTGCAGCACCAGGCGCTTGCCACGCTCGATATACCGCTCGGCCACCGCTCGATCGTATTTTACGCGCTCAGTATAGATCCGGTCATCGTCCTTGCAGACCGCCAGATACAGCGCACGCTCGACGTTGGTGCCGTGCATATAGACCTGCATCTGAACAAAGTGCATCGGCTTGGACTTCTCAACGCCCAACTTTAGCAATTCGTCAAACGACTTCTTCGAGTGCGTCTTGAACTCAGCCACATGGCGCTTCTTTGGCGCTTCCGGCACGCCAGACTCAATGATGCCGTCCAGCGATCCGCTTACATGACTGCCGAAGTTCACGCGCTGCTGGCTCGATCGAATATCAACACCAATGGCGCGCAGATCACGAATGATGGTGGCTTCCTCCATCTGGCCGCGCCGAAACAGTCGCAGCATTCGTCCCTCGAACTCTTCGCGCACTGCCCAGCGGAAATTAAGCCAAAGCCACCGATCGCAGGGATGCCCAAGCAGGCTGCATCCCATATGCGGACGCGGCTTCTCAGCCTGACTTTCGTGGTATTGGTCAATCAGACTTGATATGGTATGAACTGGTTCCGGCAGCTTCATGGTTGCTCTACTCCCGCGTAGTAGTTGGCCCCAGTCGTCCACCCTTGCGACTGGGGCCTTTTCATTTCACTTCGCCCAAGGCGGCTTTGCACCACCAGGTGCAGACGATGCTGCGGGTGCGCTTGAGGACATCGAAGGCATCGGCGCTGAGGTGCCGTTTGCAGCCTTAAAGCCAGCCACCTCGTTGCGCGGATCGTTGTAACCAGCGTCCTTGTCTTTCTCAGTCGGCATCTTGATCTTGATCTTGATGCAGAGCTGGCCACCGATCAGTTGGTCAGTGTCCTCGACCTTCGCCAGACCGATCGAGCGCATGATCTCGCCAAGCTGCTGGCGACCAATCTCCTCGGCCTTCTGGCTCTGGTTGCGGATGTTCACCGCCTGGAAGATCACGCGGCCTTGCTGCGTAGGCCCAGTGATATCGTAACGGATATCGATCTTCTGACCCGTTCCAGACTTGGTATTGCCAAGCTCGGCCTTAGTGATGGTGGCATTATACCAGCCTTCGGGAATCAGCTCGTAATTGCGATCCGACTGCGGAAGGTCGTCAACGCCAAATGTTTCTCCAAGAAATGCCATATTCATTACTCCTTTGATGAGGGATTAGTCTGCCTTGGTGATAGTAAAGGACGGACGGCCAGGCGTTGCCGTAATCGCGTCCAGCAATGGGGTGGTGATTGATGCGTCTGCAGCCTTCCAGACGGTCATGTTGATCTCAGGCTTCCAGCGGAAGAGGCTTGCCAGATGGTCGGTCAAACCATGCTCTGCGGCCAGCTCCTGCAGCTTGTCGGAATTGACCTTGCGATTGATCCGGCCTTCGATCTTGATCTTGAAGCTGTCGGCCTCAAGGTTGGTCGTGCCTTCATGACCTTCTGGGATCTCAAACTGCTTGACCAGTTGGTCCTCGATGTCACGGCGCGTTTTAACTGCTGCAGCTTCGATCTGCTTTGCGTTCAGCCATTGCTGATAGAGTGAGACAGTCATGCCGCACCTCCGATCTTGGAGATAATCGCGCCAAGGTCAGGAGCTTCCCAAGCCTCCAGCTTTCCGGAGCGATCCTTGGCCAGCCAGATCCCATCACTATCGCACATCAGTGCGCGCTGGGTGTTGCCTTCTCCATCCTTCTCGACGCGAAGCGCAAGCACCTCGTCAAAGAAGTAAGGCAGGCCCTGTGTGAGCGACTTGCCTGGCATCGAGGGATTGAAGAGCAGCTTGCCCATCTCATCCTGCGACTTCTCCAGCTTGGCGCTCATATAGACGTGCTTGCCGGGAAGATCGCGGAAGGCGCGGATCAGTTCCTGCATCGTGGTGTTCAGCTCACCATAAGCAGCGCGGCCATCCTTGTTGCGCTTTAGCTCGTGCTGCAGGACAACCTCAGCGACCTCGCTAATGCTATCCAATGCCACGCTCTCAAAGCCAGCCGCTTCCTTGCTATCCTTGCACCATGCGAAGGCTTCGGTCAGATCGTCCATATTGGCGATCTCAATAAACGGCAGATCGGCATCCTGAATCGAAAGCAAACCACCCTCAGCCGACAGCACCACCGGATTCGGCAGCGTGCGGATCAGGCTGGTCTTGCCAGCGCCTGCTTGCCCATAAACAAGCAGCTTCACCCCATTGGCGGTCAGGCCGCCAGTCTTCTTTAGATTGATCGCCATTGTTGGCTCTCCTTATCAGCACCAGTCGGACCATCCAGTCGGTGCGTGCAACCTTATTTGCATATCTATCTTGCCAGTGCAAGCGGAATGTGCAATTTCGTTTTCAACAGGAGGCGATATGATCACCGAGCAATACCGAGAGCAGATGCGCGATAACCTCTCCCGATTTTTCGTTTTGAAGGATCTGGCCGAGGAATCTGGCGTGCCTTATTTCAGCCTATGGCGATTCGTGAAGAAGAAGGGCAATCTGGCTGATGAGCATCTTCTCAAGATAGATGATGTCATTCAAAACATCACACGCGGAGATGACTGATGGCTGATATTACCTCGATTATGGGCGGACCTTGGTCGCCATCAAAGCCGATCGAACCAGATCCACCAGAACTCCAACTCCGCGATGCAATGCACGAAGCTGGCATGACTCCGCCACGCGATATTGTCCTCGATGGCAAGATGCACCGCTTCAACAGCGGCACCAAAGGCAGGCCAGGCCATGACAAATCTGGCTGGTATGTGGCCTATCCTGATGGTGTTCCAGCCGGACGCTTTGGCTGCTGGCGCGCTGGGATCGAAGTTACATGGCGCGCTGATGTTGGACGGCAGATCAGCCCAGCCGAGGAAATGGCTCATGCGCGCCGAATGGCAGAAGCCAAGACGCTGCGTGATGCCGAGCTGAAACGCCAACGCGAGGTGGTGGCGAACACCGCTGAAATCATCTGGTCGGACGGCACCGGAGCAAGCGCAGATCACCCCTATCTGGCGCGCAAGGGGATCCAGCCGCACGGAGTTCGCGTCACAGGCGATGGTCGTTTGATGGCTCCGCTTTTCACCGCAGACGGAAACCTCGCCTCGATCCAATACATCGATCAGGATGGCGGAAAGCTCTATCACTCCGGTGGCCAGACTGGCGGATGCTTCTGGATGGTCGGAACCACCGATGAACCTGGCATCATCTACATTGCAGAAGGCTTCGCCACTGCTGCGACCATCCACGAGATCACGCATCGGCCTTGCATCGTTGCCTATTCCGCGTCCAATCTGGTGCCAGTCACCGGAACCATCCGCGAGAAATATGGAGCCACGCAGGAGATCGTCATCGTGGCAGACAATGATGCCTCCGGCACAGGCCAGAAATATGCTGATCAAGCCTCAGCCAAATATGGCGCACGCGTGGTCATGCCTCCGATCGATGGCGATGCGAATGATTATGTCATTGCAGGACACGATCTCAAGATCCTGCTTCAACCGCCAGCATCAGACTGGCTCGTTCCAGCAGACGATTTCTGCACCAAGCCAGCGCCCATCAAGTGGCTGGTCAAGCACTGGCTGCAAGAGCAAGCTCTCATCATGGTGCATGGCCCATCAGGTGGTGGCAAGACGTTTGCCGTCCTCGACTGGTCGCTGCATATGGCCGCTGGTCTCCCAGAATGGAACGGTCACAAGGTCAAGCCCGGCACAGTAGTCTATCTGGCTGGCGAGGGGCATCACGGGCTGCGCAGCCGTGTCGCTGCCTGGAAGCAGCATCATAAGGCAGGCAGGATGAGTATGTGGCTGTCCAAGGCCGGATGCGACCTGAACACAGCTGAGGGATACCAACGTGTCCTTGATTCCGTCAGGGCGCTCCCAGACCAACCTAGCCTGATCGTGATCGATACTCTCCATCGCTTCCTCCTCGGTGACGAAAACAGCGCCCAAGATGCCAAGACCATGATCGATGCCTGCGCTGGTCTGATGCGCGAGTTTAACTGCTCAGTCCTGCTTGTCCATCATACAGGCGTTTCCGATGAAGCCCAGCACCGCGCACGTGGCTCCTCAGCATGGAAGGGCGCACTTGAAATCGAGATCAGCATCGTGCCAGCCAAAGGCGATCAACCAATGCAGATCGTTCAGCGCAAGTCGAAAGATGCCGAAGAGGCCCAGCCGATCTATGCCAATCTCAACGTGGTGCCGATCAACGGCTGGCTCGATGAAGATGGCGAACAGGTCTGCAGTGCCGTCCTCGGCATTGAGGAGGCTCCCACAGCGGCTCCGAAGGAGTCCAAGCTCGATGGGCACCGGAAGACTTGGGAACGCGCTTGGTGGGCCGGAGGAGCCGAAACACGCGAAGGCAGTCCTTACGTCTCACGCTCGGCGCTCAAGGATATGCTGCTGGGCGATGGAAACGCTGAGCGCACAGTGCGCAATATGGTTAACCCATCATACTCGGACAAACTGATCGGCGCGCTCATCCAGGGCGAAATCATCGAGGCATATGAGCATGGCTGGATCATGATCGATGAGGTCAATTCCAGCGCAATGATGCTACGCAAAAAGGGTGACCCTAAATGACCCTAGGGTCAAGATTAGGGTCAGGGTCAAAAAGGGGCAGAAGCATGAATTTTCGACCCAGAAATGACCCTGACTCCCTACCCCCTTTTAAGGAAGGGGTAGGGTCAAAGGGTCAGGGTCGGAAATGAGTGCAGTGATGTTGGGGGTTGCAATTTTCAAAACATGGTAGCACCTATAGGGAACCTTATAGGGGGTAAGCATGGAAAAGACATATCTTGGAAACCACGAAACCGAAGAGACGGATTGGGTGAAGCTTGGTGAGACTGAGAAGTGCGATGGAGTGAAGTGGAGCATCTATCGCAAGTCACAACCAACGAGTGCTGAGTGGGATTACATCAAGGTGGTGGCCAATGGACGCGCTGCACGGAAGGCAAATTATTGGCTGTCATGGAACGGAACACGTTTCGGCATGGGTGGCGATTTTTCAAAACTGGCGCAGCATCGAAAAGAACTCTGCAACATGGTTCTTTCGTTCATGGATGGATGGGAGTGAAAATGGAAATTGATCAGATTTTGGAAGAACGGGGTTCACGCTATGGCGACTTTGCCAGCCACGCGATCATCACTCAGAACATCAAGGCGGCGATGCGGCACAGCCCTAACTGGGCCAAGCTGCCAAACGATATGAAGGAGAGCCTGGAGATGGTCGCTCACAAGGTTGGGCGGATCTTGAATGGCGATCCGACCTATGCCGACTCATGGGTCGATATCGTTGGCTATACCCAGCTGGTGGTCGATCGGTTGGAGAAGACCAATGCGGACCAGTAACTCGGTCCTGCTGTTCCTTGCAGGATATTTCACACAGGTCATATTCGGCTGGACAGGTTTCTTCCTGCTGGTGCTTGCGTTGATCATTTTCAATGCGAGATCGTGACGTGGACAAAAATCAGCGCCTGATGTAAATGAGCAGAACCAGACCGAGAACGGGAACTGAGATGACAAGTCAGCAAAAGAAGGCCGCTCAGGCTAGAAGGCGAAAGCCTGATGAACGTGCAGCTCTCGCAAAAGCCATCATCGACGGAATGGCGCTTGAAGGATTGAGTTGTTTCAAAGCCTGCGAAGCTGTTGGTGTTCCGATTGGATCATTCATTCGCTGGACTGTTGAAGACGCAGAACTAGCGGAAAGCTACACGCGTGCGCGTGAGACGCTAGTTGAGCGCATGGCTGCTGAGACTTTGGCGATCGCTGATGCGCCAGTTGGAAGCACTGAGCATGGAACAACTGATAGCGGTGCGGTGCAGAAGCAGCGTCTGCAAGTCGATACGCGCAAGTGGCTTCTCTCAAAGATCGCTCCAAAGAAATATGGCGACAAATTGACGCTCGGTGGTGATGAAGAGAATCCTCTCCGAGTGCAGAAAGTTGTGCGTCAGGTGATCGATGGCCCAGACGCTAACGATTAAGACCCCGCGCTGGTTTAAGCCGTTCCTGCAACCAAGCCGCTATAAGGGCGCACACGGTGGGCGCGGCTCTGGCAAGTCTCACGCCTTTGCCGAGGCGGTGATTGAAGCGCACGTGATGGATCCTAAGCGCCGCACGGTCTGCGTGCGCGAGATCCAGAAGTCGCTGGCGCAGTCGGTCAAGCGCCTGCTGGAGCTTAAGATCGAGCAGCTTGGCGTGCAGTCCTACTTCGAGATCCAAGAGGCGCAGATCAAATCACGGCATGGCGATGGGCTGATCATCTTCCAGGGGATGCAGAACCACACCAGCGATTCCATTAAGTCGCTCGAAGGCTATGACTGCGCATGGGTTGAAGAAGCTCAATCGCTCTCCCAAAGATCGCTCGACCTTCTCCGTCCGACTATCCGTAAGCCTGACTCCGAGCTGTGGTTCACTTGGAACCCGCTCAACGATACCGATCCAGTCGATGCGCTGCTGCGCGGCGAGAAGCCTCCGCCAAACGCGATCGTGCGCGAAGTCAACTATCAGGACAATCCGTGGTTCCCTGACGTTCTCAAGGCGGAGATGGAATATGACCGAGCGCGAGATCCTGACAAATACAAGCACGTTTGGCTGGGCGGATACGTTTCGAACAGCGAGGCGCGAGTATTTCGCAACTGGCGCATCGAGGAGTTTGAAGCTCCTGCCGATGCCACTCATCGCTTTGGCGCGGACTGGGGTTTTGCTTCTGATCCTACCGTTCTTGTGCGCTGTCATATTATTGGCCGCACTCTCTACGTTGATCACGAGGCGTATCGTGTCGGCTGCGAGATCATGGATACACCGGATCTTTTCCTGACTGTGCCAGAGTCCGAGAAGTGGCCGATCGTGGCAGACAGCGCCAGGCCAGAGACGATCAGCCATATGCAGAAGAATGGCTTCCCCAAGATCATGTCGGCAGTCAAAGGGCCTAAGTCAGTCGAAGAAGGCATTGAGTGGCTCAAGAGCCATGACATCGTGGTGCATCCACGCTGCAAGCATACGATCGATGAATTGACCTGTTACAGCTACAAGACTGATCCGCTCACTGGAGCAATCTTGCCAGTTCTTGCAGATCGTGATAATCATCTAATTGACGCACTGCGTTATGCGTGCGAGGCCAGCCGCCGTGCTGCCCCTAAGAAGGCAGTCGAGGTCCAGCCTCTGGCAACGATGAACAGGTGGTAAATGGCTAGACTGAACAGGGAACAACGGCTCGGGAATGTGCATCAAGCTGCACTGAACGAGTTTGATCGCTGTCAGACCACCATGCAGGAAGAGCGCCTGCAGTGCCTCCAGGATCGTCGGTTCTATTCACTCTCTGGTGCGCAGTGGGAAGGTCCGCTGGGCGATCAGTTCGAGAACAAGCCACGTTTCGAAGTGAACAAGATTCACATGAGCGTGATCCGCATCATCAACGAATATCGCAACAACCGCATTGCCGTTGATTTCGTCTCGAAGGACGGGACCAAGAACGACAAGCTGGCCGAGACTTGCAACGGTCTCTATCGTGCCGATGAGCAGGATAGCGTGGCCGATGAAGCTTTCGACAATGCTTTCGAAGAAGGTGTTGGCGGTGGCTTTGGCGCATGGCGTTTGCGCACCGTCTATGAAGACGATGAGGACGATGAGAACGAGCGCCAGCGGATTCGCTTCGAGCCGATCTATGACGCAGACAGCTCGGTGTTCTTCGATCTTGACGCGAAGAAGCAGGACAAGTCGGACGCGAAATACTGTTTCGTCCTCTACTCGGTAACGCGGGAAGCCTATAAGGCTGAGTGGAACGACGATCCGACCACCTGGCCGAAAGAGATCCACCAATACGAATTCGACTGGGATACGCCTGACGTTGTGTTCGTGGCGGAGTATTACCGCGTCGAGGAAGTGCGTGAGACCATCCGCATCTTCCAGACCATCGATGGCGAAGAAGAACGCTACACGCAGGCTGACTTCGATGCTGATGAAACGCTCGAAGAAACTCTGGCCGCTGTCGGGACCATCGAGGTTCGCCAGAAGCGCATCAAGCGCCGTAAGGTTCACAAATACATCATGAGCGGTGGCGGCATCCTTGAGGACTGCGGCTATATCGCTGGTAAGAACATCCCGATCGTGCCGTATTATGGCAAGCGGTGGTTCGTTGATAACGTCGAGCGTTGCATGGGCCATGTGCGTTTGGCGAAGGATCCGCAGCGCCTCAAGAATATGCAGCTCTCAAAGCTGGGTGAGATCAGCGCGCTCTCCTCGGTTGAGAAGCCGATCCTGACTCCTGAACAAGTCAATGGCCATCAGGTGATGTGGGCCGAAGACAACATTCGGAACTATCCGTATCTGCTGGTCAATCCGATCACTGGTCCGAATGGTGAAATGCAGGCCACTGGTCCTGTTGCTTACACCAAGTCCTCTGACATTCCGCCTGCGATGGCTGCGCTTCTGCAGCTGACCGAGCAGGATATGGCCGAGATCCTCGGCAACAATCAGCAGGCTGACAAGATGGTCAGCAACATCAGCGGCAAGGCCGTTGAGCTGATTCAAACGCGGCTGGATATGCAGTCGTTCATCTACATGACCAACATGGCCAAGGCCATGCGCCGCTGTGGCGAGATCTGGCTGTCGATGGCGAAGGATATCTACGTCGAAGAAGGCCGCAAGATGAAGTCGATCGATCAGATGGATCAGGTCACTTCCATCGAGCTGATGAAGCCGACGATCGACGCAGAAACTGGCGAAGTGATCTATGAGAACGATCTGAGCCAGGCATCCTTTGATGTGGCGGTCGATGTTGGTCCGTCCTTCACCAGCCGCCGCGAGGCAACTGTGCGTGCGCTGACTGGCATGATGCAAGTCACCTCCGATCCCGAGACGCAGATGATCCTGCAGTCGATGGCCATCATGAACATGGATGGCGAAGGCATTGGCGACATCAAGGACTTCTTCCGACAGAAGCTGGTTCAGCTTGGCGTGGTCAAGCCGACCGAAGAAGAGCAGCGCGCCATGATGGAAGCCATGATGATGCAGGGCCAGGCGCAGCCTGATCCGCAGTCCATGTATCTGATGGCAGAAGCCACCAAGGCTCAGGCTCTGGCTGTCAAGGCGCAGGCCGACACCGAATATACGCTGGCGCGCACGCAAGAGACGCGTGCCAAAACAGCGGAGACCGTCTCCAACATCGACATTGACCAGCGCAAGTCTGCTGTCGAGACGGCTGAAAAGATTGGGCAAGCAGTTGCTCAAGCGAATGTGGTTCCACCCACCACGCAATTTGGGTGAGTTTGACGGGGTAATGTATGAACACGGCAGAACTGGAGAACGACAACATTCTCGATGATATCGAGATCAACACCGAAGCTAATGACGCAGACGATGGTGAGAACAATGCCGCCACGGATGATGAAGGCGAAGGTGAGGATGACGTTGTTGTTTCGATAGGTGAGGAATCGCCACCTCAAGAGGAAGAAGTTCGTGCGCCTGAGTGGGTGCGTGAGCTGCGTAAGGCAAATCGGGAAAAAGAACGTAAGATCCGCGAACTCGAAGCGAAGCTGAATGCCACCGCAACTGAGACCAAGCCGGTTGCACTGGGAGCAAAGCCAACGCTCGAAAGCTGTGATTACGATTCCGAGGAGTATGAGAAGAAGCTTGCTGATTGGTATGACCGGAAACGCGAAGCCGATGCAGCCGAAGCCGATGCCCAAGCTCAGCGAGATGCTGAGGCCAAAGCCTGGCAGGACAAGCTTGATTCCTACGCGAAGGCGAGAGCCTCGCTAAAGGTGCGCGATTATGAGGACGCTGAGGCTGTTGCCTTGGAGACCTTCAACGTCACGCAGCAGGGAATCGTTCTTCAAGGCTCCGACAATCCTGCTTTGATCATCTACGCGCTCGGCAAGAACACTAACAAGGCCAAGGAACTTGCCTCTATCACTGACCCCGTGAAGTTTGCTTTCGCGGTTGCTAAACTGGAGACGCAGTTGAAAGTCACCAATCGTAAGGCAGCAGCAGCGCCTGAACGCACCATCACTACTGGTGGTGGTCGCATCTCTGGCTCTGTGGACTCAACCCTTGATCGCTTGCGCGAAGAGGCTCTCAAGACCGGAGATATGTCGAAGGTCATGGCCTATAAGCGCAGCAAGAAACAAAACTAATCTGGAGTTAATTCAATGGCTAACGCTTTTTCCAAGGAAGAAATTGTTGCCTTTGAGGACATCCTCGAAGGCTTCAACGATGCGCTGATCCTCAGCAAGAACATCACCGTCTACAACACCAATGGCGTGACGATGGAACGCGCTCGTGACACCATCTGGCGTCCGCAGCCCTACATCGCTCAGTCGTTCGACCGCACCGTTGGCACCTCGATCGCCAGCGATGTTTCGAACATGACGCAGCTGTCGGTTCCCTCGACCCTCGGTTTCAACAAGTGCTCTGCCTGGCAGATGAACGCTCTGGAACTGCGCGATGCTCTGCAGGAAGGTCGCCTTGGCGATGCTGCCAAGCAGAAGCTGGCCTCGGACATCAACCTCTCGGTTATGGACCTGGCTGCTGCTCAGGGCACTCTGGTTGTTCCGATCGCTACGGCTGCTGGCACCTATGATGACGTTGCTCTGTGCGACAGCATCATGAACGAGCAGGGCGTGATGGCCGGTGATCGTTACCTCGCTCTGTCGAGCCGCGATTACAACGGCATGGCTGGTAAC